GCGGTACGCCTGAGGACATGATTGTTTCGTTAAGAACTAAGCCGTGGTATAACTGGAGTGCGTTCATACTTGACAGTTCAGTTGATGGAATACTAGACACCAGTCGTCTCGGCTGGTAAAGGAGAAAACATGGCTACACAATGGACAGCAGGGACAACTAGCGGGCAGGTGTTGACTGCGGCGACGCTTAACACCATTGGGGCCGCTTGGGAAAATTGGACACCAGTACTTACCGCTTCAACTACAAACCCGACCCTAGGCACTGGTTCGTCTAGCACTGGCAAATATGGTCGAGTTAACAAACTTATTTATGGTCAAGCAAAAATTAGTTTTGGTACTGCGGGCACAAATGCTGGTGCAGGCTTTTATACTGTCAATCTTCCAATAACAGGCTCAGGCGTTCAAGAAATTATCGGTTCTTGGTGGATTAGCGATGTTTCGGCTAATGCAAATTATTTTGGCACTTTATGGAAATTGACCTCCACTACGGCTTACATGTTTTTTGGTAATCCTGGTGGTCTAGTCAGTGCTACAAACCCGTTTGCATGGGCTAATACAGACTTTATTTCTTACCAATTTCTATACGAGGCGGCATAACAAAAATGGATTTATCTTCAAACCTTGACCCTGATGAAGTACCTGTTGAATGGTGGCTTGAGCGTATGCGCAACCATCGTGACCGCCTACTTAAAGAATCGGACTGGACACAACTACCAGACGCAACCGTAGACCGTGAAGCATGGGCGACATACCGCCAAGCCCTACGAGACTTCCCAGCCACATGGACAGCAGGCCCCGAAGCCGACTTCCCCGATACACCATGAAAACTCTTGCCGTCGTCGCAGGACTCGCCATCGCACTCATGCTGGTAATCACCAGCTGTAGCGATCGCACTCGAAACAACTGTGAACAACAACCCACAGCCCCACGATGTGACACGTCAACAGGAGCAACCACACCGTGAAGAAATACACCAACTCTGAGATCAAAGCGCGCCTAGTCCTTATGGTCGGAGCCGCACTGTCGCTCACATTCATCATGAGTATTGGCATGATCCTGTACTCGCTCGCGTTTGTCGTACAGCCGTTGGAAGTGTCACCGAACGACTCCAAAGCATGGGAAGTGCTATCCAGCGTCCTACTTGTACTCGCTGGTGCATTAACGGGCCTACTCGCCAGTAACGGACTCAAAGACAAAGACAAGGACAAACAAGATGATTAGCACTAACACCAGCGTCACAACTACAAGCGTCAAGATCGTTTCTAAAGCAGTCAACGCAACACGAAGCGTAAATGTTCGCTCAACAAGCAACGACATCTACATCGGCGGAGCAGACGTCACCAGCGCAAACGGACTACCACTACGCCAACACGAACCCATCACCGTCATCATCCCACCAAACGAAGAGCTCTGGGCGATCACCTCATCAGGGACACACACCATTGCAACCCTTACTAACTTTGTGAGCATCCAATCATGATTAACTACCCGGTACTACCGATCATCATGCCGTCAGACCTTGAAGGTCAAAAGAACGGTGAAATCAAACCAGCCTTACTACGCGACATCAAAGCCCCAAACGGCAAACTGCACAGCCTTGCGGCCACCGCATGGAACGCGTTACAGCTCGCCGCGTATTTTGACGGAATAGAACTTAAGCACGTCGGCGCATACCGCCCACTAGCCCAACAGGTGGCACTGTTCAACCAACGGTACGAAGCCAAACCCAACTTCCGCAAACCCCAAGTGACCCGCAAATACAACGGTCAAGTTTGGTGGCTGAAACAAGGTTTCGCCCCAGCAGGCACACCCGGTACGAGCAATCACGGTTGGGGACTCGCGATAGACGTCGCCTCAGCTTCAGGCAAACGACTCGAATGGTTACTAGGCGACGGATTCTCTACCAGCAACGCCTTAAAGTTTGGGTTTTCATGGGAAGTCAAAAACGGTGCTAACGCTGAAGCATGGCATATTCGCTACGTCTGCGGAGACAACCTCCCACAAGCCGTCCTAGATGCCATAGCGGCTTTTCCTACACTCGACGCGCGGTGACTTGACATTCGGTCTGGGAGTCGGTCTAATGACTGACAACCAAGTGCGTCCCGTAATAGCGGGACCCCGACCGCAGGAGGAAGCAATGCAACCATCCCTTTTTGACGTTCTCGCCGTACAAGCCGAAATGCTCAAATACGAAGCCTTTAAAGAGGCAAACCCGTGGGTCATGCCGACCCTCACCAAAATGTGCTACCAGCTGATGCACCGCGGATACACCCATTACGGCATCGCAGCTCTTATTGAAGTCTTGCGCTACGAACACGCAATCACTAACGACCCCAGTAGCGAGTTCAAGTTCAACAACAATTACCGCGCCTTTATGGCCCGAGAGATCATGCAGAAACCAATGCTGGAGGGATTCTTCAGCACCCGCAAATCAGTTGCGGACTTATCAGAGGACTATTAAATGAACCTTAAACGACTAGCACTTTTAGCATTTGGCACCTATGGACTGTGCGCACTCTGGGCGATCACTGGCGTCCAAGAGACCACAGTGACCCTTCAGGCTCCGTCTGTGCCTTCCACGGTCACGCTCGGGATGTTGACACCCGAACAACTACAGGACCGCGCAGAAGAACTCACAGCAACAACGACCACCAGCACGACCAGCACCACGACCCAGCCCGTGACAACCCTCGCGCCGTTCCACCCTGACACCAAATGCCAAGAATGGTTCCAGACGGCGATCACAGTCGGCTGGCCCAACAACACTGAAACACTCGAGAAACTAGGACGCCTGCTTTGGAAGGAAACAAGGTGCCTCAATGTGAGTTACACTCACCCATCGTTTAACGGGCACGATCACGGCGTCGCCCAAATCAACCAAATACACCGCGCCTATGTTGAACAACTCTTCTCAGGCCCAATGGAAGAATCCATGTCCGACCCGACCCTGAACCTGCGTTTCGCTTACCTGCTCTACTCAGAACTAGAAGCCAAAGGCAGATGCGGATGGAAACCATGGTCCTTGTGCTAAGTCACTGGAGAGATCACGCAGCTTGTCGAGGTATGCCCATTGACTTGTTCATTCACAGGCTCGGCGAAAAACAGATCGTCAAAAGGATAAAGGAAGCAAAGACAGTTTGTGCAGGTTGCCCGGTACGACCTGAATGTCTTAACGAAGCGTTGCAATATTTAGCCGATCAGGAAGAATGTGCAGGTATTTGGGGCGGTTTAACATTGAACGAACGCAAAGAATTGATCTTTGCCACACCGCTGGTCTATCGTGACGGCAAATACCGACAAATTAGGGAGCCCCGACCGTGATGACCCAAATCCAAGAAATGACCGCCATGATCGCTAAAGCCGACATTGCGATGAAGGCAGCGACTTGGGAAATTGAACGCCTCAGGGATGACGTAGCGATGTTGAGGAAGGCGCTTACCGAGTTGGCTTATGTCGCTGAGGAGAACGGCGTCTACTTGTCTAATCTGACCAAAAGCACGCAGGATGTCATCGTGGCGATGCGTCTGGGCGGTTTCAAATGAACTGCAACATTTGTGCCTGTGGTTTCAATTCTGCAGATATTCGGATGCGTACAGAGTTGCGCGGCATCTGTCTTAAATGCGCCGAAGAGTTTGGTTTCAAAGGAATGACCGTTGAAGAAACTGCTCGCTGTGTTGCCATGATTCGAGTCATCAACAATCTGAAAATTCAAACGCCTGCACAGGCCCGACACTTAAAGGACATGGAATCATGAAACTTAGTAACAAAAAATGCGATTTAGGGCACTGGATGGAGCCGAGAATTGAGAACACAAACTCAATTTGGGCAGATGAGCCAGAGTTCCACTTTTGGTGGCAATGCGAAGTTTGTGAACAGAAAAAAGCAATGCTGCAATTAGCACAATTGGAAAAACAACGTGCAAAAAAAGTGAGACAAAAAAGTGATATGCAGGTGAAAAAATGAGTTTCAACCCAGCCGACTACGCAGAAGTAGCAGAACGCTTACCCGCCTTTTGGAAGGACTGCGCACGCGGTCGCATCACTACCGAAATCGTTGTGGACGACGGCACTCGAATCGTTATGCGCGCCGACCTTTACGCCGACATAGCCGACACAGTCCCGACCACTACAGGGTTTGCCGAAGAGATCCGCGGCTCAAGCATGGTCAACAAAACCAGTGCTTTAGAAAACTGTGAAACCAGTGCTATCGGACGAGCCCTAGCCAACTACCAGTATCAAGGCTCAAAGAAGCGTGCGTCACTGGAGGAGATGGTCAAGGTGTACCGCCAAGGCGAACAACCACAAACGACAACTAACGCAGCTCCTGAACGAACCCAGTCGCTTGGGTCGTCCAGCGAACCGCCGACAGCCAAACAGTTGGGCATGCTTCGAGCCAAAAACTATGAGGGTCAAGCACCATCCACGAAGCGTGAAGCATCCGAAATCATAGACAGGCTGATGAACGGTGGATGATCTATCCGAAGCCGAATTTCAGAAAGCCGTCATAACATTGGCTAAGTTGCATCGCTGGAAAGTTATGCACACCCAGCCTGCACAGATCCGACCGGGTAGATGGATCACACCCAACACTGGCGACCAAGGATTTCCCGATTTAGTCATGGTTTCTACTTGTGGACGAGGCACCATCTTTGTCGAATTGAAAGCCACCAAAGGCGTGGTCAGTAACACGCAATGGGATTGGATCAACACGCTTGAGGACGCAGGGTGTGAAGTCCACGTCTGGCGACCCAAAGACTTAGAGAAGATCAGCGCAAGGTTATCCACAGCCCCGAGCAATATGCCACGCGTCTAGTATCTAATTTGCTGAGGTACCGATGGGAGGGCGACTAGCCATCGGCTAAGTAAGTGAAAAAGAGAACAAAGAGCAATCCCGAAGCGGTCCTGCACTAAAGCCTCAGCACCACAACTGACACAATCAGAGCGCATAGAGGCGTTCACTAGCCCTTGCAGGAATCTGACCCCTGCTCTGGGAACACTCGGGAACGAGGGTAGACGGTCACGCCTTAGCGACCGATCAGCGTTCAAACGTACATTGCGAATGGTTGTCCACCGAACAAAACTAGACAGGCTCCCATGGGCTACTTGCCCTAAATAGTGGGGGACACAAACCTTACGCGTAACCCATGACAAACGAGGACAACCGAGCGAGTGCCCTTCTCGCTTGGGCGTCAGTATCTCTTGACCTATGCTCTTGACATGAGTGGAAACCCGATCTATGGAACCAAACGATGGAAAGAACTGAGGGCCCAAGTCCTCGCAGAAGAACCCATCTGCCACTGGTGCCGAAAGAAACCTAGTAGTCAAGCAGATCACGTCATTGAGTTAGCAGCCGGGGGCGACCCATACGACAGATCAGGAATAGTTGGATCTTGCGCTAGTTGCAATGCCAGACGCGGGGCAATTTTCGTCAATACCAAAACAGCCCGACGAATACAAGAACGCAACAACGCAACAAACGGAACAACCCAAACACCCGAAAAAAGAAAAACGGAAACACCGTTTTCTTTTTCAGACAAACAGTCCAC